CCAATCAGATTGTAGGGTCATTTGAGTGGTTGCCATAGTCGAAAATGTTGTGCGACCACGACCTGTTTCATCAATGTTCCAAGTTGATTCGTTCCAAGAGCCAAGTTGTTGCTTGTAGTTGTTGCGAGTGACTTGTGTTGTGTGTGTATTGCGCTTACTGAATGTATAGTAATCCTTTACGCCAAATGCGTTCATAAATGAAACCGTGATTGGCTCAAACTTTTGGCAGTAATCATCAATATGGAATTCTGCCTGGTAGATTGGGAAACCTAAGTAATCTGCAAGCTCACCAATATCGTCACAATCACCTATAGGGCCATTGTCTGTAAGATAACAAGCGTTGATAGAATAAACTTCAACTGTATAGTAAGCAGCGGCTGGCGCCCAATAGAATGAGCCGTCTTTAATGTTTTGTGGGCCAACTGCTATGGTTCCGATAAGTTCTGCATCTGTGTGAGCATGTGTAGTATAGTCCTGACAATCAGTTCTAACTCCAATCCCCGTGCCTGCTGAAATTGTTTTGATGTCAGTAGCCAAAATACTGCCTGCAGCGTTATAGTATGTGTACTTGACGAAGAATGGTGATTCGTTTGGTCCCCACATTGTTCCATCGTTCCATTCAAGGATTCGGTTGAAGAATGATAAGGTTTTGTACTCATCTGAACGTACTTTGTATTTCTTAATACCAGACGCGTTAGTGGTTGGCCAGTTTGTTAGATATTCATACGTTCTAGAATAAATGGCATCAGTATAACACGGAGGCACCTCACACAAACAAGCTAAATCTGATGGATTTGGAATGTAATCCACATAGTCCCAATCTTTAACTCTCCAGTTAGTGTAGCCGTTTAAGGCGTGTTTAATGGCTGAGGCACCATCCTGTAAGTACACACCGTTTGTTTCTGATCCGTAATAGACTTGATATGAGATAACTGCATCAGGAGTTTCAGACAGTTCTACTGTATTCTCAATATAAGTAGGTTTTAGATAACTCTGAAGGACTTTTGACACATCGAAGTGCGCAACACCACTTGGATTAGAGGGTTGCTTAAAAGTCGCTACAATAGCTCCATTGATAACGACCCTTAAAACGAATCTGTCTGCAGATCCTAGGGTTCCGAGTGTGAAGACGTTTGGCGCGTAGGCCAGGTTCCAGTTGTTTGGTTGTGATGATAACGTTGCCATTACAAATCTAAGTTTTCATTTATAAGTTCTGCCATTCGATCAACGAGCTCGTTAATATCGAAGAACTGTTTACCATTTAATCCGTTTCTGTGGATTGCTACACGGACACCAAATGGTAAGTCTCCGCCAATCATTTTGTTTTTGGGGTTGAACCAGTACGTGCTGCTTCCTTCACGTGGAGGTAGGAAGGCACTGACCTCTTCAGGGACGCCAAATTGATGAGTCGCGTTATTGGTACCCTTAACTCCGTAATTTTGATAGAATCCATAATCTGCCATTGATATTCCAAAATACTGGTTATCGATTAGGCGTACTGAAAGTGAATCTCTAAGTGCACCCGTATCAACCGGAAAGTTTGGATTGTTTTTAATTTCGTTTATCAACACCTGTGCAGCATTGTTAATAGCAGTTTCAAGGTTTACCGGGATTGATTCGCCGATATCCTCAATAGCTGCTGCAATTTGTTCAGGTGTTAGGGCCATTAGATTGCTTTGTAAATTTTTAAAGTACTAGGCGGTACGCTTTTGACATTAAATGAGCTACTTTCTGGTTCATTTCCAATAGCTAATAGAGTTACTACTGAAGCTTCTACTTCAAACTCTGCATGCACGTCATAAATTGTAGTAGTATTTTCAAATGAAGCTGGCCAACCTGTTATAAGTGTTGGTTTAACCCAAGTAGTTGTAACGCCATTAAAAACTTTTAAAGCGGGGCCATCTGAAAATGGCCATGAAGGGCTATTTGTTGTGATTTTACCGTCAAACACTAACTTATAATTTGAATTATAATCTGCAACGTCATAGTTGTAGAAGCCCATGTTACCATCATTAAGTGTGATACCCGTGAAAGCAATTGATGCACCAGCAGAAGTTGTTTGCAAACTTTCTGTATAAACATCTACTATTAGTTCATAATCTAAATTATTAATAAAAGGTGCAATGCAATCGTTTAGTCCGTCTTTAACAGTTAACTCAATGGTTGCTGTGACGCCTGAAACTACATCGTCGTATTTTTCTTTGAATGGGATTACTGACACATTCAAGTTAAAGTCGTAATCTGATAGGTGGTAGTAGAAGTGGCCTAAAATATCTTTGACGTATTCAAGACACTGAGATTGCGCTTTGATAACTGAATCAATGTCATCCTTTGGAAGCTCCATCATAATCAGATTAAAGCGGTAAGTCATTTGGCCTTTGCCTAACGAGTGGTTAGTTGGCTGCAAGAATGCATAAGGGTAGTTGGTATCGTATTGACCACGTGGCACTTTGATTTCGCTCAAAGGACCATACCCTGCAGTCTTGATCATCTTGTGGTTAGAGATGATTGCGAAAAAATCATCGAGAACGTTTTTGTAAGTCATACTTTCGTTTTACTTGTTCGAGTTGCTGTTTTGCAATCTCATTCTTTTTCCAGGTTAGGAAGTTTAGGGCTTCCTTGTACGGTCTAGCAGTCACGAGACCAATGTTTAAGAATTGATGGTCTGCAAGCATTAGTATAGCTTCGTACCACATCAACTGTATATTATGTATTTCGATTTTTTCATTGGCATCTTGATTGCCCTTGATTTCGAAAAACTCATCATGTTCCTTGTAAACTAGTTCGCGCCATTTCGCTACAGCGACCAACGCAGCCCACACTCTTTTAATACTTATGTGTGCTGCTGTTCCTATCGGCATATCATATAACTTAGTTACAAGGTCCACAACGTGTTTTGTAAGTCCGTCAGCAATGTAAAGGTCAATATCTACAAAGTCACCCAACGTGAAAGCATCAAAGTCTTTAAGGGCATACACCCCATTCTGTTTGTTCAACGTTTCATCGGCGGGCAGCAGAGACACACAGTATGCAAAGATCAAATTAAAGGTATCGTCGTCTAAGAGGTTTAATTCTTTGATCGGACAATTTGAAATCGCCGACACAAAGGGTTTTAGGTTCTTTGCATCTTCAATGTCCCAGGCCATAGCCGATTGAAATGTTTGAGCATCCAGTTCATTTGGTACTTCCCATTTGTTAGGTCCTATTTGAAAGCTGAATTCCATACTTATTAAGATATACTTGTGTGAAGGTCTGAAGTTTCGAGTATGAGTTGCGTCGTTAGAAAGCGACTCATACGTATTATAATTATTAATATAATTATTGTTAGCCCTTGGGGATATACCTTTCAGCCCCAGGGGATATACCTTTTAGCCCCAGGGGATATACCTTTTAGAGTATCAAAAGAAACTATTTGAAAAAAAGTTGCCCGTATATTTTTTTATGTCGCCAGGATTTCGTATATTTACATATAACAATTAAGAATAGCAACATGAACTATCAAACACAAAAGATGATTTCTAAAATCAATGCCTTCAACAAACAGATGAATGCAAAGCAATTTACTCAACCTACGCTTGTTGACCAGGAAACCCTTTTAAGCGTTGTAGAAAACAACGACAGCGAAGCACTTGCAATGATTGTCACACACAAACTATTTAAAGAAATGCAAAGCGAACTCCCTGGCGAAAGCTTGTATATGCAGACCCACTATTATAAGGATGGCATCTTTAATGCTACCAATATTTCCATGACCAAAGCTTTTACAGAATATCTGTCTAACAAAGCAAACTACCGCTACAACATCATCAGCGAATCTGGCACTTACCAAGTTGAGATTTATGCTATCAATGAAAACACGATTTGCTTGAATCACATCGGAGCTCCTATCGGATCTGGAATGGGCACTGAGATTATGAGCCGCTTGATGGACATCGCCGACGAGCTTGGTATTAACATTACCTTGGTCCCTACTTGGTTATCTAAAACCACTTTGATGGATGCCTTCAAAAATACTATTCGCTTGCGCGCTTGGTATGCAGCCCTCGGCTTTAAAGCTGACCGCGGAGCTTACATGACTTACAAAGCTAACTAAAATTGTTAGTAACTTGACTAAAAAAAGTTGCCCGTATATTTTTTTATGTCAAACTTATAGCGTATATTTATATAGTTAATGAATGAGAGTAATCAAAAAAACAAAAACAAAATGAAAAACACAAACGTAGAACAAGTAAAAGAACTTTTAAGCAACGTTGACCCACAAACCTTGATGTATGCAATTTCTCAAATGAATGAGATTTATGTGCCTCAGTGTTATTTCGGCGACCATGCCGAATACTATGGCTTCGAGAGTATCAAAGAAATGAAAGAGATGGGTGATGCACATGAAGCATATTGTTACATTGATGAGATGATGAAATACGTATCCACTACAAAATAATCTGTAAACTAAAATCAAAATGAAAAAGCACAATGTTTTACTAGCCTTTATTACTAAAGAAGAAATTATTAACTGTCTAACTGAAGAAATCGCAGGTATGAAATCTCGCGGACAAAAAACAGTATGGCCTTTCTGGCACTACAACCAAAATATGTTGCAGTATGCAGATACTAATGCTCAGTTCCGAATTATTAAAAATACGTGGGCCATGCAAGGATTTAAGTTTTCAGAACGTCGTGAATACCCTGAATTTGCTAAAGAGATCGGAGCTCGCTCAGTCAGTGCGCACATTTGGAAGAATGATCGCAAAAACGAACACAATAGTGAACCAATGACTGAAAGTCTATCAATCATGATGGGTTATATGAATGCCGGTAATGAGGCCGTCACTTGGGAAATTAACTTGTAAAACTAAAATCAAAATGACAATAATTGAAAATCAAAAAGCAAAACAGACTTGGACAAAAGCAAATCGATTTAAGTTAGTTATGGCTGGTGGTAATGGATTTACACGAGGTTCAACTTATCGTAAATATGTTGGTAAAAAGTATCTAACTGTAAAATTTAGTGTACCCGAGTATGATTACCATGATCACTCTCAACCTAATATTACATTTACGTACGGTGATCACACTAAAACTCTTTTGTTTCCACTACATACTCAAATGACAAATGCAGAATTAGTCATTGCTGCTTTGCAACAGTCTTTAGAATGGTGTGTTGCTATTAGAGTTAATCCTAAAGCAGTTGCACAAGAAATTATATATATGACTTGTTTTAATGAAATGACAAACTAAAATTGTTAGTAACTTGACTAAAAAAAAGTTACTAATA